GGCATGGTTTCCAGATAACTCTGTGTAACCGTTTGTGGCTAGGTATTCGCCGCGATGGGTACTATCAGCATACCCAATGCGCCCAGCGCTATCTTCATAAATATATCCAGCTCCAGAAGTTGCAAGAGCCGAAACCAATGAATAAACATCTGTAACATCGGATGCCCTAGAAGTTAGCTCATAATCGCCTGGCTGATCTATTTCACCGAGTCCAGAATTCTCTGCATTAGCCCAAGTTACTGTGGGGGTATAAGTTGCCCATGTTGTAGCTGCTGGAACTTCATTCCAAGTGTTAAACAATAATGGCTCTAAAATTGAGTAAATCTGATCGCCATCGAAATCTTTAGTTAATACGCCTTCGGTTAAGACTTTAGGGAGCTTGGAAAGAGCGCCTAGCGCTGTAACGCTAAAAGTTTGAACTACTGCGTTAGATCCGCTACTGCGAACGCTCTGATTGATATCTGTGACGTATCCGCCAAATATAGGTCTAAATGTGTTTGTTGAGTCTTTAACCTGTAATGCAAAAGAATCGTTTACATCGATGGCTACTACTGACTGGTCTGTATTGATGATTTCTACTGTGCAGTAACCTGCGACTGGTTGCTGGTAAATATCTGTGCGCCCAGAAGTTACTGTTAGGTTAGCAAGAGTTACTGTCTGGAATGTTCCGCCATCTATGGATAGTTGCCAGACTGGATTCCAAGCAGTCATCGATTAAAACCAGCCGCGCCTAAAGTTCCGCGTGATGCTGAATCGTTGAGAATCTCGACTATCTGGCGAGCAGTAGATTCTGAATCAACAGCGCCGTTTACTGTGATGTTGTATTGCTGCAATGACTTTGCTTCGCCTAGACGGAATGAACCTGCGCCTACTGCTGATTGGCTAGTAAGAGCATTTGCCTGAGCTTCAAGCACGTTAAATTCTTTAGTTAATTGATCTAACTGGGAAAGACCAGCCTTTTTGCTGATTCCGCCAGTTTCAACCAAGAATGTTAAATCTGTAAATTTGCCTGAAATATCTGTAAGGCGTTCTACAAGGTTATTTAGGCTTGTAGCGCCTACAACACCAGCAGATGCGCCAGTACCACCACCGCCGCCTGTACCAGCCCCAGAACCGCTTCCAGAGCCCCCAGAAAAGCCCCCTGTGCCGCCTGCTCCACCGCCAGCAGCGCCGCCACCTATTCCACCGCGAGAAATCGCGCTAGGCGCTCCACCTGTTGCAAATCCACCGCCTGCACCGCCAGCCGTACCCATGCCGCCGAATGCAGTTCCTCGAATGTTATTAATCTTTTGGATTCCAGCTCCGAATAGGTTTAGGAATGAAATAACCTGATTCGCCATCTCAATAATAAATGCGATTAATTCTTTAATGATTGTGACTACAACATTGGCAGTCTGAGCAACTGCATTTAGGATTGTGATAAAGCCTTCCATGCTGGATTTACCATCTGTTGAAAATGCTGCTGCTAATTGACCAATACTCTTGGCAACGCTTCTAAATGCTTCTCCAGCCGCATAAGCGCTCTTCTGAGTTTCATCTAAACCTTCGACTGCGCCTTCGTTGCCAGTCAATCCATAAACGAATGCTTCAAATGTAGGAATAACGCTATTGTTAAAAAATGCGACTACCTTTAAAACTGTTGGTAGTAATGCTTCACCGAGCATTGCTTTAGTGTTTTCAATCTGAGCAGTAAGGATTCTTTGCTGGTTAGCCAAGCCGCCAGATGTGCGAGCGAAGTCTCCCTGTGCATCGCCAGTCTGCTTTAGAATTACTTGCTGAGCTGCTAATACCTTTTGCTGAGCCGATAGAGCGCCTGTGCCGTCATAGATGCCCATATTCATGGCTTCTTGCTTTAGCGTTGCATCATTGAGCAATACGCCGTAAGCGCGGATAGGTTCGGATTCACCGCGTAATGCAGCTCCGATTGCGTTAATTGCCTGCTCTGGGCTTGTGTTATAGAACGATGCTAAATCTGCTGAAAGAGTCGTAAGATCCGTTGAAAACTTAACTAGCTCATTTCCTGCAAGTCCAGCAGATTTTCCGAATGTGGCAAATGTTGAAGCCGCATCCATTGCCTGTTGTCTCGTTTGACCTAATTGAGTTGCAGCAGTTGAAGCGAACTTAGTAATTGCAGCAGATGATTCGCCGAAGATAACGTTTACTTTTGATTGAGTTTCAGCAAGATTAGATGCAGCTTTAACGCCATCAATACCAATCTTGATAGCCATTGCGCCTGCGGCGGCTGCGGCGGCGGCTAGGGCAACTCCAACCTTCTTACCGACTGCCGCCATCTTATCGCCGAAGCCATCGACATCTTTTGAGCCTTTATCAAGATTCTTATTAAAGTCGCTTATATCCGCTAAAAGTTTAAGGGTTAATGTTCTAAAATCTTTTCCAGCCATTATGCCCACTCTTTCAAAATTTTATCGAATGCTAAAGTCCAGCGAGCAACTATCTCTGGTTGAACCTTGCGTAATGTTGGATAAATAAAGTAACCGCGAGAACCGCGACCTTCTCTACCTGACCAGACTGGGAACTGCTTATATTTGTTCGATCCGAATTCTGAACCGCCCCATAATTGTTTAGTAGATGCGCCACCACTAAACTTTTGATTTGTAAAACCGTAACTAATTTCACCAATCTTAGAAGACTTCTTAACCTTTGAACCTTCGGCAATGCGACTAGCTACACTCCGAGAGTAAAGAGTGTGAGCTGAGTCGATTACCTTCGCACGAACAAAATCAGCAAGAGCGCCCGATTCGCGTTTAGCAGCTTCGGTTGCTCCGTCTTCCATGTTCTTTAGAGCCTTTAGCACGCCGCGAAGTTCGGCTTTATTTAAGCCCACTTCATCCTGTGCCATTTTGTCGCTCCTTTAGTATTTCAAATGCTGTTAAAACATCTTCCGCAGATTCCCACTCGCTCATCGGTATTCCAGTCTCTAATGCAAGAGTTACTAGAATCCGATTTATGCTTCCGTGTTCATAGCTTTTGGGCTATCTATGTCTCCAACGGTTACGTTTGAAACGTTTTCCATCCAGACATCGAACGCTTTAATCGGCTTTCCACCTGCTTGGCGTTTCATTGAGTGATAAGCCAAGAACATTAGATCCCACATTCCTATGGAGTCTTGCGCTTGGCTAATCGTCTTGCCTGTTGCCTTTTCCCATTTTGCCCACTCTGGGGGTTGAGCCATGTAGGTTTCAGATTCCCCAGAGTTGAACTCGATTATAATTGGCAGTTTCATTTCTTTGCTCCCTTAGTTAGTTCTTACGAGAATGTCTCGACTACTGCGCCCTTAGACACCTTGAATGTAAATGATACAGTCTGAGCATCTGTTCCAGCGCCACCAGCAGTTGGAAATTCTGGCTTAATTGGAAATACGAATACTGCGCCTGTTGCAGCAGTTAATGAAATTGAAATGTCTGTGTCTGGAGCTGATTCTGCTGCTGCCCATAGAGCTTCGCATACTGAGTTTTCCTTGCCCCAGTCTGCGAGCATTTCAAGCGCGAATGTGCCTTCAACGTTTACAGTCTTGTACGCTTCGCCGTCGAGTGTCTGGTATGTCTCACGAACGTTTGTCTTTGTTAGAACTGCGCTAGTCGCTTGTGCTTCGATATCTGTTCCACCTGTGAAAGATAGAGAAATATCGCGACCTGTGATTACTGTGGTTGCCATTATTTATCCTTTAGTTTGTTTGTGTGTAGTAAGTGGAAACTCTGATATCAGCGACCAAAACATTGGATGCACCGACCTGAGTAACTGTTGGTTTTTCTACTGCTCCGACGGTGTATCCAACTGGAATTACCGCTAGAACGCTCATTACTAGCTGCTCCAAGTTATCTAGCGAAGCAGCGTTATTGTTATAGGCAACGCCGCATGAGATCACTAGATTAATCTTTGTGTGAAGCGTTGATTTGTTAATAGTCTCTAATTCAAGGTATGGAGAATCTGGAACGTTTACGCAAAACGGAACGCTTGGAGTCTCTGGTACAAATGCATAAACATTCGCCGCAACTGTGCTTAATGCATTAGATAGTGGCGTGCGAACTGAGCTTAAAATCGTAGATGCTGGCACTATTGGGCAATACTCTCTACGTCAATATAAGATCCAAGCAAGCCTGAGACTCTATTGAAGAGTGATCTCCCTAAACGGTAAGGCGAAACGTTTGTGAAATCTACGCCTTCCATTTGTCCACCAGCCTGATTGCGAGATGTAAAGACTTCAACCGATACAGCTAATGTTGCTTGCTCTACTGCTGGGTTTCCTACGTAATTAGCCGCATTAGTAAGCGTTGCTGTTCCTGCTGGAATAATGTTTTTAAATAGCACGTCTGCGTTTGTAATGTTGCAGGTAAATTCGAACTGGGCATCTCCTGTTTCGTACAAGGTTGTGCCATCAAATGGAATTACATTTACATTTTGAGCATTAACTATACGTGTTCCGTTAAATGGTGAACCGCAGCCAGCAATAACTACGCTTGAACCCTCTGTAAATTCATGTGGAAGTGTTGTGTAAATTGTTGCAATGTTATCTGTGAGTTTAACTGATTGAATTGGCACGCTAAAAGTTGTAAGCATTGGCAAAATTACAATTTCAGCGGCATCTATACAGTCATTTAAAACTGCATCGCTGTAAAGAGAACTGGACACGCCAAGAACAGCGCGTAATTCGGTCCAGTCCTTTCGTACTGCTGGGGGAGCGATCGGGAGCAACCGCCCCCCCATGATTAGTTGATTACGCTACGTTTAACTTACGGAACGCTGCTGGGTAGCGATTAACTACGCAGACAAAACCGCTAATTCCGATTTCAAGTTGTCCGTTTGCAACGATGTTTGAACGAACCTGTAATGTGCCTGATTCGTGGAAACGCATTGCGTTAGATGGGTAAACAAGAGCGTGCTTAGCGTTTGCATTGTCTCCTGTGTAGTTAGCATCAACTACCAAGTTAAGACCTGCAACTGTGCCGTTTGTGCTGCCTTGTGAGATTAGACCAGCCGCATTCTGTGGTGCTGCTGCTGCGAATAGTGGACGGTTTGAACCATCAACTGCGCCAAGAAGTCCAGCGAAATCGATTCCATCTTCTCCACCTGTTGTTGCAACCAAAATGTTGTTTGGTGTTGAGCGTGTTACGCCGTAAGCATCTGAAATACCTGCTGCGATTGCCTTGTAGATTGTTGATGAAGATGATCCTGCTGCTGCTTCTGCTGCAATTTTTGCTGCGTATGCATCTGTCTTTTGTGCGTATGATGCAGCGAGTTCGCGAAGATATAGATCAAGGAAAGATGGATCAGACCTCAAAACGAGCTCTTCATCGAGTACACCAGCGCCAGCGAACTTAACCACATTATCTTCTTGGAAAGTTACTGCTGTATCTTGTGATGCGTATTCTGCACCTTCTGCTGTTAAACCGACAATAGCTTGTGCTCCAAGTTTTGGAGTGAACACCTTCATGCCGTAAGCAGGCAATGCTGCTGTTTCAATGCTTGAAATGAATGGACGTGATGAGTCAATAATTCCAATGATATCGCGAAGATATACTGGTGGAACCATGCCTGTGTTTTCTGCAACTGTTGCAACTGCAAGAGCTGCAACTAAATCGCGTGCATCTGAATCGCCGCGTGCAGCAAGAATCTGTGCCTTAGCATATTGTCCTGCTGTAACGTTGAGATCAACGCGTGGAGATGAATAAGCAACTGGAGCGTTAGCTGTAACAGTTACTTCTGACTTGGCGGCTTCAACCACTTCGGTTGTTGCCTCTGAAATGGTTTCGGACACTAGGTCTTCTCCTTCTGGTTGGGTTTTGGTTTCATCCTGAACTTGTGGCTCAGAAACTTCTGGTGTTTCGTTTAGGCTTGCGGCTACGCGCTCAACTCTTGCAGAATTTATTGCTGGATCTGTAACTAATGAGACTTCGTGTACGGTGGCTGCTGTAATAACCATTACACCATCTTGGTTATCCCATGCATCGACTTTAACTCCGACTGAAAATCCGTCTCTTAATCCTGTGCTTGCTTCTTCGATTGCATCATCGGCAGAAAATGTCTTAGCAAGTCCGAAAACAGCTTGTACGTCTGTTGCAGTAACTTCATGGCTCTTTAGAAACCCGATTGGACGTGTACGGTCATGCTCTAGAAGTAGTTTTGTCTTCTTATTGAATGTTAATGAGTTAGGCGCGAAGATTGTCTCTCCTGCGCTTGTATAACCCTTTTCGCCCCATGCAACAATGCGACCTGAAATCTCGCGCTTGCCTGCATCGGCTGCGAATACGTTAGATGAGAAGTTAATTTCCATTGTCGATTAGGTCTTCTTCCTCTTGAATTTGTTCGACCGACATTGCGCCGATTCTGTTGAGAATTTCATAAACTTGCGCACGCTCCAACGCTGAACCGCGAAGGAAATCGTCTAAATCAAAACGCACAACTTGCCCTGCTGGAACAAAATCCGCAAAAGATAGTCTTTGTTCAATACATGTAAGGATTGGACGTAATGAGAAGTCCAAAAGACCTTTACGCTCTGATAATGCGTTTGAATAAGTCATGCTTGTGGTTTCAGCGCTAATAAAGTAGGCAGGGATGCCTGCGTGGCGTGCTAGCTCTAAAGCGACGTATTGACGAGCTTCTGCTAACTGTAAAGATGCTGGATCGAAGCCAAGCACTTCTAGATTAACATCTGCGTTTAAAAATGCTGTGGAGTTATCTTGGCGAGACTTCGACCAACTATTGATAAGCGAGCGAATGCGCTCTGCTGTTAGGTTTGTTCCATTAGATTTTAATACTGTTGCAGGAACTGGATTCTTTGCATAATTAAGAGCTGCCTTTTCTAACCAGATTGCAGCATTGATTGTGCGACCAGCTCTTGAGCCGAAACCTTCTTCTAATCCTTGAAATGCCATTACACTTCCAACGCCAGATAATGGAGCGCGCTTACCTTTAATTGAATATCCAATAATTTCGGTCATGTCTGTGTTGTATTCTGGAGATACCCAATCGAATGGGATGCGTGTCCAGTCTTGAATGCGACCATCTGCGTAAAGTTCGTTTACAACACCATAACCTACGCCGTAATACCAGATATCAAATGCTAAGAATGAATATACAACCGATCCTGCAACGCGGCGATCTGGTTGGTTGATGCATCGGTTCGGTTCAACATGTGCGCCAGTCGATTTAATGTAAACTTCTTTAGGCAACGTGCCGATTGTGCTTGTGATGATTCCGCGAGCGCGTGCAACGCTAGGTACAGTTAAAGCCTGTGGCGCAGCTACGAATGTTCCGCCGCCGTCATAAGCTGCAAGTAGTGAGCTAACTTCAAATGGCGCGAGAGATGCCGCCACATCGACTTGCTGTCCGATTTCTGGCGATTTGCTAGTAAATAAATCTAAGATTCCCATTAATGAGCAATTATACACTAATGTCCGATTTATCCTATAACGATATCTACTTCCGTTTCTGGACGTGTCGCAAAATGGCTAACCATTGCCATTGCAACTGTTGCACAAATTGTCGCATTGCTTGCTTTACGCCCTAGATACCAGCCACCATCTTTAAATGGCAGTTTTACTGCACTAAGAGCTTGATTATTTAATTCTTGCTGGTTTGTATGAATCAACCTATTCGACGTAATAGCTGAGAGCATTTCGTCGCACGCTTGTCCATAGAGCGCACCATCGATTGGATAAGTCTGAATGCCTGCTGGCGCTAAACGCGCGGCAACTGCTCCTGCTGTTTGCTTGGAGTAAGCAACTGTTTGTGTTGAATACTTACGAACCCAGTCTGCTATCTCATTAGCCATCTGCTTATCGTCTAGATTGACTGGATTGCTAAATGTTGCCAGAAGTACCACTAGGAATTGGTCTCCTTGCTGCTGAGCTGCAACCAATGCGCCTTCTTGGCGATTCGGGCTTAAATCGATTGCCATCCAAGTAGTTGCTTCTCGATCTAGCTTCGCTTCTGGTTTTGCACATGCTTCCCATGCACTTGGATTAATTGCAGGATTTACAA